AATTTGATGATCCCGAAACTGCACATCGGCTTGCCGGCAAGGGCGCCGGTGAAGGCGTGGCCGATCCGCGCCATGCCGTCGAGCATCCCCCCCCAGTCGTCGAGGTGCTCGAGGTAGGCCGTATCGAAGGGCCCCAAGTCCATCATCCTGACGTGGACGGGCGAGAACGGCACGAGCCGCTTGTCGCCCGACAGCTTCACCGCCTCGTTGAGGGCGCCGATGTCGTCGAGGATCATCTGATGGCCCTATGCGAAGACATCGAAGTCCATCGCCGCCACGCTCTGCCGGCCGGCGCCGCCCGGCCGCCGCGTCATGCGCCGGTGCTCGCCACCGCCCAACACGAGGTAGCCATAGGCGTCGCCGACATGGGAATGCTCGTTCTTGTTGGGCACGTCGCGGAACCGCTCCTGGCCGGTTCCCATCGACACCCTCGAGAAATGATAGCCGCCGGCCAGGCTCTTGCGTGTCCGCAAGCATTTCTTATCGACGAGGAGGCCCGGTCGCTTGTCGATGAACCGTATCATCGGCGCCGCCATCGCCTCGCGGCGCGTCTTCCAGTCGTTGGTGTGCGTCGGCCGCGCCAGCAGCCCCAGGGTCTTCAAATGATCGAAGGCGGTGACCTCGTATATCTGGTCGCGCTGGACGCCGGCCGGGTCGCCCCAGATCAGGGCGTTGGCCTTGGGGAAGACCGTCTCGAGCTCGGGCTTCAACAGGTTGCCGAACCTCTCCAGGCCCATGTCGAAGGTCACCAATTCATGCAGTATCCGCCATTGGCCGCTCAACGTCCGCTGGCCGAAGACGGCCGCCGGCGTCAAGCCGAAGTCGAGGCCTATGTGGAGGGGCAAGGCAGGATCATACTGTAGGCCCTCGACGCTCATCAGGTCGTCGTCGTACTCCGGGGTTATGGCCCTGCCCTCCTGCACATAGGTGTACTCGCCGCGAGCGTAGCACCTGATCCAGTCGAGGCGCTTGCCGCCGACCAGTTGCTCGTAATATCCGGTCGGCAGGTTGTTGAGGTTCTCGGCGGATGGGTTGACCATCCACCACTTTCCGGCGGACAAGACAAAACCGTTGGCCTCGGGTTCCTCGGGCAGGTCTTCCTCGGCGACCTCGTTGACGCCCGGCGCCTGTTTGAAGAATTTCCAGGGATACTTGCCACCTGGCGCCTCGCCGCGCTCGGCCAGCTTGAACCACCAATGATCATCGTCCATCGAATTGGAATCCATCCAGATGCCGCGCCATGTCGGGCCGCCGTCCGACTTGACGGGATAGCGGCCGACGCGGTGGGTCAAGCCATCGACGATCGCCTTCGGCAACTCCCTGGCCTCGTTGATCCAGGCGCCGGTGAGCTCGAGGGACAACAGTTTTCTCACGTCTTTTGGCTGGTCGAGGGCAAGGAAGATGACCTCGCAATCGACGCCGGCGGCGTCGCCCCTGGCCGGCAACCGGATGTGATGGGTGATCGGCGGCGACCAGTGCATCCGGCCCCAGACGTTCTCGGGGAAAAGCTCGGCCCAGGTCTTCAAGGTCGTCGTCCGGAGCATCGGGTAGCTGTTCCTTACCACCGCGAACCGGGTGTAGCGGATGCCGTCCTTCGGGCTCGGCTTCTGCTTGACGGCGCGGAGCATTATCTCGGCGGCACAGGCGTAGGACTTGCCGCTCCCCACCGGGCCGACGATGCCACGGACAAACGCATTCGACAGCAGCATCTTCCAAATGGTGGCGGCGTTGGAAAAGTCAAGGTTGAGAGCGGCAAGTTGGGCTTCGCTCATCCCTACTTTTTCCTCTTCCCTTCATCCTGGCCCCAACCCGGATACGGCCCCTGTGCGACCACCTCCAGGCCGTGTTTCTCGGCCAAATTAAAACGGCCACCGGCTAATGTTTTGGCCCGTTTATAATCGGCGTTGCCTAGAGCGATTTCGATGGCATCCAGCAAGCTGGACAAGTCACTCGCCCATTTCTCGTAATCGACTGCGGGAACGGAATCCGGCCAGTTGTCTGGATGTCCAATGTCATTCTTTGCGACCATCAGGCAATCCCCTCTACCCATTCTCCACACCAGTCTCTGTCGGTTGTCACCGGCCATTCGCCCGTGGGCAAGTCGTAGTCATCAGTCGGATCGCCCGTCATAAAGGCTCGCGGTGGATATCGGTGGCAGTACCCCCATATCAAGACGCCTTCTTCTTCCATATCAATTGAATCCGTTTCCATCCAAAAACGGCAGGTAGAACACCTATCGCTATTTGCGCTCATGAAATCCTCCAATGTTTCACACAATAATTATTTTTGAAAACAGGCGGCCTTGGCGGCGGTGCTCGAGGTGACCCATTCTTGTGCCGCGACACAAGTCGCCCGGCTGTCGAACTCTTGCGTGTAAGCGAAGAAATTCAGACCGCTAAAAACGACGACCAAGACCCACATCAGACCCCACACATGCCTTCGCATTCGTTGTTGAACATATTGAGTTGCCCCTTGTCTTCGAGGTTGCGGAAATCCACCTCGTCCAGAGGCTTTAAAGATCGGTGGATGTATGCCTCACCCTTTATTTTTCCTCCAGGATTGCGAATAGCTTTGTCTATTAAAACAGCATCAGCAAAGGACGTTGGATCATCCATTTTCATTTCCCTCCACGAACGGTCGTTGTGGTAGGGACAAAAAGTACAGGCACTTTTTTTGGGTTCTGGATAACCCCGGTCTGCCATCCACTTAAGGCAATCATGGCGGTGCATATCTTTTTCGATAAGCGGCCACCTGTTTACACACCATACAAACGGTGACGGCTTCATTCTCATCGCCTCATCCTTGGATATTCCAACCCATGATTCCGCCCGCTGGGTTTTGCTTCGTTCGCCGGGCTTGAGGCCAGCGAGAGCCCTTATTTTTTTATAGATAGGGTCGAGTTTATATTCTCGGGTACAAGTACGGCGAAGCATCCCCCCCCCAGCAAAAAACGGGGGGTTGCCCAGCCTTGATGTTCCATAATTATTTAGAACATCCTCCCGTAGGTTGCCTGCCGACACGCGATATATAGGAAAGGGATAGTCAACCAAAAGGGGGTTGCTCACTACGGATTCTAACCAATCGAGCCACTCATAAACGTGTAATGGTTCCGCTTGGGTGTCGGCGAATACTGCCGCCGTCACTCTCGGCGTGAGTTCCCCGTGCGCCGCCATCAGCGCCATCGTTGAACTTTGGACGCCTGCCCCAAGGCTTAGGATGTTAAGCATTCTCGGGCTCCTTGATCTTGTGTCTTATCATCAGGTTCACCGTCAGCCGTGTTGGCCTTATTGAAAATGCGGTTCCATCCATCATTCGCCTTCATTCGCCTTTATTTCCTCGATCTCGACCTCGATGATCTCTGGGCCCTTCATCGTGATGCCCACAACAGACGGCGTGTTCGGCATCTCCATCGCCGGCTCGAGAAGGCCGGCAGCCTTCGCCAGTATCTGCAACACCCTGACCTTGTCGTGCAGCTCAATCTCGAGGACCGGGCCATCCCTCGTATTGCTGATCTTGAAACGCTTGATCGCCCTCGTCGCCTCGTCGGTTATCTCCGCGCTCGCCTTCACCGTGACGTTGCCCTTCTCGTCCCACTCGATGATGTCGGTGAGGTTGACCATCGCCATCGACACCAACTCGGCGGCGATCGCATCCTTGTTCTGCTCGATCACCTTCGACCTGCCGCTAAGGCGCCGCTGCAAAGCCTTGATGCCGCCGAAACGGCGTACCGGATCACGAGCCACTAGAACGGGATCTTGTCATCGAGCTTCTCCTCGTCGGTGCCCGCCGAAGCCGGAGGAGATGCCTCCACGCCCCGATCCTGCACTCGAGCCGGGGGCTCCAAAGGTTGCTGGCCGCCGTTTCCCTTCAAGCGGCCCTCCTTGAAAGGCCCCCAGGCGGTTATCCTGCACTCGAGACGGCCGTCGTCGGCCAACGTCTGGATCGGCAAGGCCTCCAGGGTAAGGCTGAAACCATCACGCTCCCGCATCGGGAACATCACGCCGATCTTCGTCCACCACGTCTTCCCGGTGCGGTCGGTCCTCGCTACCTTCAAGTCGTATCTGTCAGCCATCTCCATGCTCCTCGCTCATTGTGAAAGTGGGGAATATTTTTGTGAGGGCCCCCCCTAGCGTGGCGGACGGGCCCCCCCCCAAAGGCCCCTTTTTCCCCAGCGTTTCTGCGGTTTTCAGGGGCCGTGTCAATTTATCAAACGGTCGTCTGGTCATTTATCAAACACCCCGTCGCCCAGGTGGTGCGGGGCGTCGCGACCAGCCTGGCGCCTCGTGTCGAGCGTCGCCTCGGCTGCGACCTTGATGTCGTCCGCCGTCCTGCCGGCCCTGAACAGGGTGACCACAGCCTCGACGGCTCGAGGGTTGACGAGGCGAAGCTGGCCGTGCGATCGCTCGGCCGCCCGCACATACCAGTGTGAGAGCGCGACAGCCTCAACTAGTTCCTTCCCCTCCTCCTCCTCGTTGTGGTTACCGTCGTTGCCGTCCGGTGGCCTTGGGCTGTCCTCCTCTTCGATGGCTGGCGGTGGGTCTTCGTTGTGCATATCGTCGATGAGCTTGTCTGTCTCGAGGCGGTCGTCGTGGATGATTCTATACACGTTGCCCATCACCCTTCTCCACTTCGGGTGCGACCGATGGCGACTGACGATCTCGATATGCTTCTTCTGTTTCAGCTTGATCATCGCCTTGTCGATGGTCGTCTGGCTGACGCCGACATCCTTCTTGATCGTCGATTGGTTAGGCCAGGCGAAGCCTTGGTTGTTGGCGTAACAACAGATGCTGGCGAGGACTCGGAGCTCGGCGTGGGAGATGCCCTTGTCGGTGATGGCTTTTGTTGGGACGCGAGCGAACCACGACGGCGGTGCGTCGTTGGTCCGACCGAAGCTCTGCTTGTCGTCTTTGATGGGGATGACGGCTTGTTTGTCAGCCATTTTTCGATGCCTTTGTGATGAGCCCGGCGACTGCGGAAGACCGGGGTGTGAGCTTTTCGATCCTGCGGTCGATGGCTTCGAGGATGAGGCGGCGACGTTGTGACAGATAACTAATGTGTGTCTTCAGGTCGAACCATGTGGGGAACCACTTTGACTTGTCGGGCGCTTCGTTTAGGGCTTGGATCACGGCGTCGGCCGGGTATTCCGAAAGCTTCTCGGCGAAGGCTTCGAGGGTCATGTCGAGGTCGGCGTCGCCGATGCCTCGCCATGCCGTTAGCGATCGCAGCTTGAGGAGGGCTCGCAGGATCATGTCGTCGGGCGCCGGTTTGGACAGACCGAGGATGGCGGTCCTGCCATCGTTGAGCGTCTCCAGGGTGAGCTTGCCGGCGTCGTTGATGGTGTATCGTATGAGGTCGTATTCAGGCCCCAGTTGCTCTTCGAGACATGAAGCGAGCGCCGGCGGCAGCGAGTTGACCGCTTCTCGGTCCCTGCTTAGATCGGGCGTTTTGAGCGCGACGACGCTGCTGGATGTCGTTGCTGGTGTAGCCGGACCGGATCCAGTTGTAGAA